CCGCCGCCACCGCCTCGTCCGCCGTTGAGTGTTGATGCGCCCTGGCCGCCACCGCCGCCTGCGCGGACGACGTAGGACAGTGACGTGACGTCGTACCCGTCGACACCGACCGAGGGGACGACGAACGATCCGCTCGCGGTGAAGCTCTGCGAGCGAGCCACGGGGGCGTCAGTCCGTCAGATCGAGCGTAAACGTGATCTGATCGCCAGACAAAACAGGCACGCCGGTAAAGACGTGACGCTGCTGCATCTGCTGATTCGAGCCACCAACCGTCGCGACATTGAACCGGCCAACCTCAGTGATCGTCCTGGTACCCGTCGCAGTGATCGTCGCCACACAGCGATCGGTCGTGGCCGCCGGCTGCGAAAGCGTGCCGGTGACGCGCGTCGTCGCGGTCTCGGTGGCGACCGTCTGAAGATCCGTATCACCAACAGCCTCAGCGTTCGTACCGGTACCCCACCCCACGTACTGCATGAGGTTCCCGGCAGGAAGCTCAACGTTCTGCACCCGGTCGATGACCCAGCCGCGACCCACCGTCGTCAAGGCCATCAGTCATCACTCTCCGGCAGGAGGTTCTTCTGCTCGACGGCCTCAGTGATCGTGCCGGCCTTGGCCTTCTCGAGCAGGGAGTCGTCGGTGTCGCCGTACTCCGCAGTCACCTTCACATCCCAAGTGCGCGTTACACGCACGGTCCTAGTCGCCATAGCCGGCCTTTCTGTCTTCAGCGCGCATGAAGCGCAGATGTCTTGACGCCTTCATGCGGCGCCTGAACTGCCACCACGGGACGCGTTCCACCGAGTAGAAGACGTCCACCGACCCGTCCCGGCGCTTCACGACTGCCCGCGCAATCGACACCGGCCTGTACGAGGCGACGGCATGACGGTTCACGGCGTGAACTCCTCGTAATGCACCGTCACCGCGACGTCGCCCGCCCCATCGAGGTTGCAGACAAGTGATTCGTCCGCGGCACCCACGAACACTTCCCAGTGCGCCAACGCATACGTGCGATACACCTCCGACGCCCCGAGCTTGATCGTGATGAGCGGCGTCGACGAGTCGTCGGGATCGTTGATCGCTGTCACCCAAAACAACCGGATCGCGTTCCCCGACCCCGGAGTTATCAGCGTCGTGTCGCCCGAGCTCGTGACCGTGCCAGTGAAAACTTGCTTGCCGCCGCCGTAACGGGCGACGAGGTTCGCCAACGCCTGCTCGAGCGTTGCTTCCGTCGCGAAGTCAGACCCCTCGGGGCCAACGACGACGAGCGGGCCATCGGGGCTGCCTGAGCGGACGAATCCGCGATCGTTGACGTCAGGCATCGCCCGCCTCCCTGTACGACGAAGAGCCCGCCCCGATAAGGGCGGGCTCTTGTGGCATCACGACCGTTACTGGACCGTGATGTTCTTGATCTTCGCGTGAGCGCGACGATGGTCCGTGCCCAGGTTTCCGTACCAGGCGGCACGGGCAGCGAACGCGTCCTCGTTCTGCACCCAGGCGAGCACGTCGCCCCCGGTGTTCTGGTTCTGCCAGGCAATGTCGCCGGCCGAGACCGTGAACAGGTGCCGCTTGGACAGGAAGTACATGACTCCCGTCGGGCAGTCCGGGTCAGCGATGACCGGCAGGTTGTTGAACAGCGGACCGTCAACGGTGCCGGAGGCCAGGTTCGAGTCGCCGGAGAATCGGACCTGGGACTGCAGGAGGTTGTAGTAGTCCTCCTGATGGTTCAGGGACGTGATGATCAGGTCCGGCTTGCCGCCGTACTGGCGGGTCTGCCGGTACGCGCGCTGCATCTGCGCCCTTGACAGGTTCGCGGACGCGTCGATCTCGGCGGCCGCCCAAGTCGGCTCCGAGGACTGCGCGATACCCGCGAACGTGCCGGTCGCGGACACGAGGTTCCCGAGCCCGTTGGACTCGTAGGACGTCGTGCCAGACCGGTTCGACGCACGCGACACGTAATGCGACGTCGACGTGGTGACCGACGAATCGATCGTGATCGACGAAGACGTGCCGTTGCTCGAGACAGCGGTGATCTTGGCGTCCTGAACGATCGACACCTGGTTGCCCGTGGTGCCGATGTCGACGTACATGCCAACCGCAAGCCAGCCGCGATCGATCGCGTCCGCCGCCGCCTGCCCGGTCAGGTTCACCGTCGTCGACGAAGTGGTGGTCGCGCAGTTCGCGATCAGGGCGTCACCGTTCGAGTAGAACTGGCGCTGCAGATCCTTCGTCAGATCGATGATGCCGCGCGACACTTCGTCGTCGACCTCGCGGACCGCTGCCTGCCGGGCCGTCTGCATCTTCGCGATCGTCGTGCCGAGGATCTTGAGCTGCAGATAGCTGGCGGTGTAGTCCAGCGTCCAACGCTTCGTCTGCTGATGACCAGCAGCACCAAGCGTGCCGCCGTTGAGCGAACGCGACGAAATGCCGACGTTCCGGCCGGTCCGGATGAACCCAACCGCAACGTTGCCCACCGCGTCGTGATAGTCCTTGGTGCGCTCAATCTGCGAGTACAGAAGAGCGTCATCGAACATCTGCGACTCGATGTTGTCGTTCGTGTAGACCTCCTTGAGGAGGTTCTGAACCGCAGTGATGTCTGCGGGCTGCGCAACCTGCGCCATACCGGTTTCTCCTGGTGTTAGCTGGAGCCGCCGTAAGCCTGATTCGCGACCTCCAAAGCGAGATTGCGTCGGGCCTTTGCGTCTCCAAGGGGGACACTTGGCGTGCCCGGCTGACCAGTGACGGGGGGTTGAGGAACCTCGGCCTTCGTCGTGCGGTAGCCCTTGATGATGTCGTCGCGCTCAGCGACGTAATCAGCCAACGCCTGCTTGACGTTCGGCTGCCCATCTTCCCCCGGAGGAGAGGCCAGCACGTTGTTGAAAATCAAGTTGCGCGACCGGTCAGTCAGCGTCAGGCCGGCGGCCTTGGCTTCCTGCTCGATGCCCTGCTCGATCGTCCGCTCAAGAGCGTCAAGCTGGGCCTGGTGTTGCTGCTCAGCCTGGGTTGCCTTGAACTGCTCCCACTCCGACAGCATTTGCTGGTGGGGGTCGGGTTCCTCGGTGTCCGCCGTCTGAGGTAGCTGCCATCCGTACTGCTCGAGGAGGGCTGCTAGCTCGGCTGGATCATCGGACTGCAGCGCACCGAACGCGGCGAGCTGCTGCTTGACCTGGGCGAGTTCCTGTTGCGAGCGGGTGTAGGACCCCTGAACGTCCTTGTACCGCTTCTCCCAATCGGTGCTGGGTTCGGGTGTCTCGACCTGGGTCTCAAGCGCCCCCTCAACGGGGGCCGCTTCGGTAGGCGTATCCACCTGCTCGGCGGGTGCCTCGACTTCTGGCTCCATTCGGGCCTCCTGCATGACGACCAGTCCGCGATGGGTGTTGGTCTGGATGAACCACCCCCGAGGGGTGGCAAGGGATTTAGTTGCCGGCCTTCGGAAGCGACGGCATCGGCTTCACCGACGGCTTCGCCGCGTTCGCGGAACCAAGCGCCTCGGCTTGCGCGTTCTGCGCCGCCAAGTCCTGCGCCTGCTGCTGCGCAAGGAAAAACTCGTGCTGCTGATCATGCAACTGGGCGGCTTCCTGCACCTGCGGAGGCGAGTTCTCAAAAGCCTCCGTCAGCATCCACGTCCGCAACTCGGCCAGATGCACACGGTGATCGTCGAAGCTCGCGGCGGTCGGGACCTTCGCGCCGGGCAGCCCGCCGCCGAGCGCGATCATCTGATGGATCTCGCGCTGCTGCTTGGCCTGATTGAGCTCGTAGTTGAGGATCAGCCGCTCCAACGTCCCGGAATCCATCGCCGCGAGGCCCTGCTGCTTGTCGATCCAGCCAAGCTGCGCGAGCGTCAAAATCTTCTGCTCAAGCGCCTCACGCGTCCGTGACTCGATGCTCGTCGGGGACACGCTCACGGAGAGCTGGTCGCGGAGATCCGCACCCTTGAAATCAGGGATGAAGTCCAGGCCGAGGATGCCGCCCTGAATCGCGAGCAACTGCGGCTCGGTGAAATACCGCTGCACGAACCACAACAGCGTCTTGCCGAGATCCCCATAGAAGTCAGCGAGGGCCTGCACGATGAACTGGCGGCGCATGTTGTCGCGCTCCACCAACACCTGAATCGCCTTCGCCGCCTCAACCCCCGCGGGCAGACCACGCTGCGAAGCGATCTCCTCCATGTCCGCAATCGCCTGGTCAGCCATCCGGAACAGCGAATCGGGAATCGCCGGCACCTCAACCGGCTTGATCTGGTCGACGCCGCCACGCACCCGAAACACCGCGCCAGGCTCGTTCGTGCGCTGATCCCGCAGACCGGCCGGACCGGTCACCCACTGCGGGCTGATGGCGAGGTTCTTCCATTCGATCGCCTTGTTCACCGCGTCGTTCAGGGTGCGCTGAGGATCGATCAGATGCTCAACCAGGCCCATGTCCCGATCGCGGTCCGGGGTCGGGAAGTACGCGATCTTCAAGATGCACGGCAACACCCCGTCCGGCCCCCTGAGACCTGCCGGATACGGCTCCGGGGGAGTGATGATCTTGTTGTTGGCGATCATCAACCGGCGGCCCTCCGGATTGGCCGGGGTGGGGCGTTCGAGGTATTCGGTGACGATGACCATGTCCGCTTTGCTGGCGGACTTGTGCATCTGGCCGTCGATGAACGTGCCGTGCCCCTGCGCGTCGGGGCGAAGCTCGGTGCCGTTGAACCCCGTCATCTGCTGCACGTCCTCGAGCGGACGGGCAACGTCAATGGCGTGCCACGACGACTTCTCGAACCTCACGCCGGGCTGCCAGTACACCTGGTCGGGACCGAACGCTTCTAGGCAAAGCTCGCCCGTGTAAAGGGGTGGAGCGTCCGGGTTGTTCGGGTCTGGGGGGAGCGGTTCGCCGCCGGTCGCGTTCCACCAGGGCCGCAGGAATCCCTCACCGCACACCACCGCGTAGGTGAACGCGTCCACCATCCTCGCCCGGATGTTCAGGCTGTCATGCAGGTACGTCAGGACCTTCTCGCCAAGCCGGGCGGCATCAATGTCTTGCGGCTCGCTGGTTGACGGCGTGACCGCCCACTGCGGGGTGCGCTGCGTCGCCATGCTCACTTCGGACGCAACGAACCCAAGAATGCGGTTCCTGACCGTTCTGGCCCGGTAGCGGGGCTTGGCACCCCACTCGCGAGTCTCGAGCTCCGCAACCCTGTTCGATGTGGCGTCGCGGTACACGAACTGGCGTCCCTGCCAGAACGCGATGCACTCAGCCCACCCCGGCTTCAGGGAGTTGTGGCGGGCACGACCCTTCTCCAGCCGCTTGGCGACAACCGGATCGACTTCCTGGGTGAGCGGCCTGCTGACGACTTCGCGGACCGCGTCCAGCAGCGCCATCTAGGTGCCGTACGCCACAACCTGAGCGGTGACCGCCGACAGATCCGTCGCGTTCGCGACCTCCGCTGAAGCGGTGAACGCCTTCAGCTTCTTGTTCGCGACGTCATAAAACACGTTCGTGACCGCCCCGGTGCCGGCAACCTTCACCTGCGAGATCGCGTGCGACACGGTGTTCAGCCCGAGCTGGGCGGGGGTCAGCGGTTCGCCGCCGGTCGGGTAGGAGCTGTCGAACACGACGCTCGTGACGGTGCAACGCCGGTCGCCTACAACGAACGGCGTGACGCTCGTGGTGTTAGTGGTAGCCATCTAGAAGGTCACTCCTGGGGTGATGGGGGTCGTTCCTGGTCTCCGAACTCACTCACCCACTGGGGCACGTCGTCCGGCACTTCGAGAGAGACAGGCACCGCCAACTCGGGTGCCTGGATGCGGTTCAGCAGAAGCTCGCGCTCCCGGGAGGTACGGATGTCCCGGTCGCGAAGGAAGATCAGAAAGCAGATGACCAGCGCGACGAGCGCAGCGGTCATCCGACTTCCCACACGCGAAGGTCAGCGGTGCCCGACGCGACGATCGCGTAGATAGCGCCCGTGTACTCCGTGTCGACGAACGAGCCGTTCGCAGCGATCGGATACCCCGTCGACGTCGTAACCGTGGACGCTTTGCCGATGTAAACGACCGCCGCGCCGTTGTTCGCGATAGCGATCTTCGTGCGGGTCGCGTTCGCGGCTGCCACCAGTGCGGCTGTCGTCGTCGCCTGAGTCCCCGGAGGCCCGACCGACAACACATCGGTCGCGACAACCTCCTGCGATGATTGAGCCATCAGGCCAGGTCAGCGGCGATCTCCTCGCCGCGCCGCACTTCGTTGACGGTGTGATTCGCCGGAGGCAAAGTCGACCGGCCCGAAGGCTTCGGCTCACCCGGCAGCCTCACCGGCTCATCGAGATCCCCGGCGCGCAACCTGCCCTCACGAGTCTCGTTCGGCGTGTCCACCAGATGCGCGTCACCGTTCGCGCGCGCACGGTCCTTCAGCACCGTGTCATACCTGTGCGACTGAAGCACCACCGGATCGACGTTCGTCGGGGAATGAACGATGTCGATCGTTTCCCCCGCAACCTTCACCGTGTCGGTCGGTGTCAGCTCATCCTTCTGGGCGAGATCAAGGATCTTCGCCGCCTCAGCATGAACCTCCGGCTGATTGGACGCCGGCTCGTTCGACACAGGCTCATCATCAGCGGTCAGGCGATGCTCAACCGGAAGCGGCTGATAGTTCCCCGCAACGACGACCGGCTCGTTGGTCTCGCGCACCGAATCGGCCGCCTCCTCCTTCGGGGCGCCCTGACGAGTCTTCGCCTGCGAAGGCGTCTTCGACGCCGGCTTAGACCCCGGCGACTTACGGGACTTCACCCGATTCGTGGTGGGCTTCTTAGGCTGCGGCACTGGTTAGCTCCTTCTTGGGACGGCCTGGCTTGTTCTTGACGGGTTGCCCGAACTGCTCGAGCGTGTACTTCGCGGACTCCTTGAACCTGCGCAGCTCGAGCACTTCCGCCCTCAACTGCTCAAGCTCGGACAACTCCTCCGGCTCGCTCTCCGCCTCCTGCGGCGGGTCGACGAGGCCGACAAGCCGGCCGATCTCCCTAGCCACCTGAACCGTCATGTACATGCGGCCCACATGGTCAAAGTCAAAGTCGCGTCGAAAGTCGACGAACGGCCCGTTTCCCGAACCGGAGAACATGCACAGGCCAGGCGTGAGCGTCGCCGTATCGACGATCCCAGCATCCATAAGGACCCTCCTTAGGTCAGGGCGCCCGTCGATGGCACAGGGCCACCAGGGCTAGAAAACATCGGGGGCGGCCACGCCTGATCCGGCTGGCGACCCAAAGGCCGCTCTGGGGGCGGTTCGTCCGGCCAGTACGGCATGAACATGCACGCGTACCTCAGAGCGTCCATCAAGTGGTCGCGGCGCTTGATGACCTTGAACGACTCGTCCTTGTCGTCGGTGTCCTCAGCCGCATACTCGTCGGCCTCATCCCGCGTGTACACGCAATCCCGAGAGATGCGGAGCATCCGGTCCGCCAAGCGTTGGCGGACCTGCTGGATGCCGGCCTCGACGGCGTTCTGGCCGGGCACCGTGTAAATCCCGAACCGCTGAAGCTCGCCCTCCACGTTCAACGCGTTGACGTGGTTGCGGTTCCGCGCCGAAGGATCGATCACGTACACCGCGTCCCGCAGACCCCACTTGGAGTTGACCGACCGGATCGCCTCGGCGTACTCGCGGGGCGTCTGATCGTGCAACAGCAGCTCGTCGAACAACACCGCGGACCCGTTGTGGTCGAAGCCGACCCACACGAACGCCGCGTTGCGGATGCCCGGGTCGATCCCGACAACCACCTCAAGCTGCTTCACCTGCTCGATGACGGGACGGTCGATGACGGCCTTCTCGAAGTCCGGGTAGATCAGACCACCCACATCCACGAAGTCACCGAACTCGCGGGCCTGCCGCCACACATCGTTCTGATACTGGCTAAGGGCGTAATCGATGTTCTCCTTCGACAGGTGCGGGTTGTCGCGCATCCCGCCCTTCACCACCGTGATCTCAGGATCACCACGCCGACGCCAAATATCCCGCCTGATCCACCCCGTATTCACCTTCAACGGAGTCATCGCGAACATCTCATAGCCACCGTTGTCGATCACGCGCGTCAAACACTCAGCACGAATCTCCCGCGGCGGCGGCTCGTCATAGCCCACCCAATGCAAAGACGCGCCACCAAACTTGTCCGCATCCATCTCGTACGTTTTGAACCCGATCATCGACCCGTTCGCGAACCGCAACACCCGGTGTTGCTTCTCGAACGCCTTGTCGAAGCTGCCCTCAAACAGCTCATCCACCGGAGCCCACCTGCGGAACGCCGGCAGAATCGAGTCGTACAACTTGTCGTTCGACGGAGCCACAATCCACCCAGACGCCCGATCAAACCGCTTGAACGCCTTCAAGCTCGCCGGCAGGCACTCCGGGCGGACACACTCAATCAACGCCCGGATCACCAGACTCGTCGTCTTGCCGAACCGGTTACCGGCGAACGCCGCCACAACCCTCGTCCTCGCATCGAAGAACTCCCACTGAGCCTTCGAGTGCGGAGCGAACCCCTGCAACGGATTGCGCTCCAAAAGCTGAACAAGCGCAGCCAGCTTCTCCGTCACCTCCGGAGTAGCCAGCTCCGGCTTCTCGCTCAGCAGCTCCCTGTAATACGAGACCTGCTCAGCGACACTCACGCCCGAGACCTCGGCTTCCTGATGCTCTCAGGACACCTGAGCGTCGCAAAGAGCTCCGCGCGCTCAGCCGTAGCCGCCTCAAAGAACTCCTTGCGCTCCGCCTGACGCTCATCACGCCCAGGCACACCCAACGGAATAGCCGGCGGAGCGCAAGCGCTCAACACCCGCACACAAAGCTCACTCATGGCCCCTCCCCAGGGGCCGCGCCCCTAACGCCTGTTCAACCGCTCCTGACGCTCACGCATGATCTCCGCACGCGGATCAACAAACCGCTTCGGCTCCCCACGAACCCCCTCAATCCCCCGAAGCGCCTCATCAGACAACGGGCCAACCACACCCTCATCCGCCCCAAGCGCCGCCTCAACCGCCCGACGCACCCAAACCGTGCGCGGCACATCCCCACGCACCCGATCAATCTCGGCCACGAACTCCACCGGCCAACGCACCACAAACGACCTGATATCACCCATACACCACAAGATATCAACAGATATCACCAGATACCAAGCCCCAAAAGCGCAGTAAATCCCAGACACCACCCGAAAATGAGATTCGTGGGCTGTGGGGGTCGAGGACTCCCCTCCCCCCGTCAGGCGGCATGTTCATGGGCTCTTGCGTGTGTGGCCGGCGCCTGGTTTCGGTGTTGCCGCCCATAGTGCCGCCCACGCTGCGCTGTATACGGCTTGGGTGAGGGCTACTTGCCCTGTTATCGGGGCAGATGCAGTGCCCTGCTGACCGCCGGTCGATAGTTACTCGAGCGTGCGAGCTCACAGCCGCATCGCGCCTAAGAACGGGTGGGCTGGGGTGTGGTTATGCGGGCCAGGTTAGGGCTGTGAAGTGGTGTGCTTCGTGGCCGTTGTGGTCTGTGTGGTGGAGGGCTTGGGTGGTGTGGCCGTCGTGTGTGAAGCGGACGCGTGGTGTGTATGGGCCGTCTGTGATCCAGCCGTAGGTGGTGGTGATCCAGTCGACGAGTGGGTTTCATGTTGGGATCTCTTGGGCGGTGGTGTTTGCGTCTGCTGGCTTTTGGCTTGGGAGGAGTCGTGCTAGGTCGCTTAGGAGCTCTGTGGCGTCGGCGGTGATGGTGAGCTGGGTGGGTAGGCCTCGGAGTAGTGAGGCTTTGTCTGTGGCTTGGGCTGCGGCTGCTGTGAGTTTGTGGGCGGCGTCGTGGGGGTTTTTGATGTTGCCGGCTTTGAGGTCGCGTTCCACTTGGTTGATGGCTCGGTGTGCGACTTCTAGGGCTCTGTTGGCTAGATCGTCGTAGCCGACTGCTTGCCTCTGCCTGGTGTGAGCGAGCGTGTTGTTGCGGATCTCGAGGTATCGCTCGCTGTGGGTGACTTTCCACTTGTCGAGCGTGGCTCTCGGGATCGGCTGGTCCATGAGCTTCTCGGCTTTGTAGGTGGAGCCGTAGAAGGCGATGGCTTGTAGGCCGCGTTCTACGTCTGCGTCGGTGTAGGTGGTCTTGACGACGCCAGTGCTGGTCATGTGAGTGTTTCTACGGCCAGGCGGGCCAGCGTCCACGCGTCCGTTCGGGACTGCGCGGTTCCTCTTCGGTCACCTTGG